GGTGATTCAGTTCTCTGAGGTGCTTCAAACTGGTGTTACCACTTCGGGCGCTACTGCTGGACCGGGTAATCTGAAGGGACACGGTATCGGTGCCATGCGTTCTAATCGCTATCGCAAGTTCTTTGAGGAACACGGTTACGTTTATTCCTTCCTCTCTGTCAAGCCCAAAACGATGTATGCCCAGGGCTTGAACCGGACATGGAATCGTCGTACCAAGGAGGACTTTTGGCAGCGTGAACTTCAGCATATTGGTCAACAAGAGATTCTTAACAAGGAGCTCTACGCGGCGCACGCTTCACCTGAGGCTACCTTCGGATTCCAGGACAGGTATGACGAATATCGACGTCAAGAATCGAGTATTGCAGGTGAGTTTCGGTCCACTCTTGACTATTGGCACTATGCGCGCATCTTTGCTTCCGCCCCCACTTTGAACGCTTCTTTCGTTTCGAGTATTCCTACAAAACGAGTCAACCAGGTCACGTCGGCTGATGTGCTTTGGGTCATGGCCAATCACTCCATCCAAGCGCGTCGTCTTGTCGCCTCGGCTGGCTCTTCATTCATATTCTGACGTCCATCATGCTTAACGAAAATGGTCACGAAATTCTCGATGACACCCCTATCTCTCTGCCGTTGCGCTTCAACCGTCCTCCCTCTAAGTTGGACGATCTTCGCGCTATGCTCAAAATTGTTTCACGTGAGGCGCAACATGCCGGTCAAGAAACTTTCGAGGAAGCCGATGATTTCGACGTCGGAGACGACTATGATCCCCGGTCTCCTTGGGAACTCTCCGTTGACCAGGAACTACAAACCGTCAGCCCTATGGCACCTGGAGCGGCTCCACCTCCGGTTCCCGGACCTGCCAGTGGAAACGCTGGCAATGTACCTGTTCCGCCCGAGCAGGGAACTGCGCCGGTTCCCTCCTGATAAACAACTGACTTAGGGTTTACCCCTACTACCCTCTTTGCTGGGGGTATGGGGGGGACCCCCATGTAGCCGGGGTACCCGGCGTAACCCTTGACACAGTAGATATACTTGATATCTACTGTGTTACCTGACAGGATTCCTAATCATGGCAAAAAACACTTCTAAATCTCTCTCACGTCCTCGGCGCGTTCCCCTTGTGAACGCTAGCGCGTACAGCCGCCAGCGATCGAGCATGGCGGCGGCGCTGCCCCAGACGTACTTAAAATCTTCACGCCGGTCTACATATACCGAGGTTCCCGAGGTCACTTTCCCAAGTCTGGACCGGCGTATCTACCACCCGGACCCGGCGCCGACCTACAAGCGCCTCTCTGGTCGGCCGGCTAGGGTGGTCGCGGCCCCGCCCGCAAAACGTGCCCATGCTCCTGCTGGCACCCTTCCTGAGCCTGTCGAAGTCTCTGCTCTTCTCTTCAAAAATCCCTCTGGCGTCAAAACCTGCGTGCAACGCGGTGTCCGTAAGGAAGTCATGCACGCCCTGGGCGTTGCTGGAGGTCCCGTCCGTCCTGGCCATAAAACGGCCAAATCAAAAATTAGGTGCTGAAATGGGTCCTTTCTCACTACTGGGTATTGGTCAAGGCATCGGCCTTCTTGGTGATCTGTTCGGTGACGATGACGGTGAAGACCGTCAAAATGCTGAATATGAACGACAAAAGGAGTTTGCTCAAATGGGTATCCAGTGGCGTGTTGAAGACGCTAAAAAGGCTGGTCTCCATCCTCTGGCTGCTATTGGTGCTGGTGGTGCTTCCTACTCTCCGACTATCGTTGCTGGTGACACAAACTTCGGCTCTAAGCTGGGTTCTGTTGCTGGTCGCCTCGCTGAAATGGGACAAAACACCAAACGTGCTGAGGTTGCTACGATGACCGATGATGAACGGGAAATGTCTGCTCTCGCCATTCGTAATGCTCAACTGCGTAATCAGCTGCTCGAAGGTCAAATTGTTGCCGAGTGGGCTGCAATCATGGGTCAACCCGGTACGCCACCTATGCCGAATGTTGTCGGTCCTTCTGTTGTTGGTCCACGTGCTTCGTCTGGTTCTATCCAGGCAAAACCTTCTATCTCGATCTCTTCAAAACCCGGTGATGCCTCTACTGAGGCTGGAAATACGCCTCTGAACAAGCGGTTCGATATGGGTGGTGGCGCGACTATCGATCTTCCTTCTCAGGCTGCTTCCGAGTCGCTGGAATCCATGGGTCCTATGGCTGCCCCAGCTGCTGTCGGTATCTCTGCTTTACGTCGTGCCTGGCATGGTCCCGACGACAAACCTAAATTGCCTGTACCTGCTGGCTATGAATGGGTCTGGGACGTGTGGTCCCAATCTTTCAAAGCTAAACCTATTGGTGGGAATCGTCCTGCTAAACCGTATAACCCCGGCGGTCTTCGGGGTCGTCATTAAGGAGAATCCACTATGGCTTATCGTCGCCGCACTCGTGCCCGTCGTAGCTATGGTCGTCGGCGCAGTCCAGTGCGCCGCATCGGCTATCGCATGTGATCTGCAAAAAACCGTTCCGGAAGGATGGGCAAGAGTACCCCTGTGGTCAATGCCTTCCTTGCCGGATTAATCGTCGTCGTCTCTGGACTCATAGACTGTTGCTGGAACTTCAAAGTCACGAGTTCGCTTCCTTTTGGACTTTAACTTATGATGAAAACGAATATCCCACCTCTGGCTCGCTCTCTCCGCGTGATACCACGCTCTTCCTCAAAAGGCTTCGTGAGAAGCTTCTCCCTCGGAAAATCCGTTATTACCTTATCGGTGAATATGGTGACGACACCTTCAGGCCGCACTATCACGCGGCGCTTTACGGTGTATCTGAGTTGGAGGCGCAAACTGTCTCGGCCTGTTGGGGAAAAGGCTTCGTCCACTCCGGAGAACTCAACCAAGACACTGCCCAATATCTTACGGGCTATGTAACCAAGAAGATGACGAAAAATGATGATCACCGTCTTAATGGCCGTCATCCCGAGTTTGCTCGGATGTCTCGTTGTCCTGGGCTTGGCGCTCTTGCTGTCCCCGTATTGGCCGACGCTCTCAGCAGCAAGGCGGGCTCTCGCTCTATTGCTATATCTGGTGACGTCCCTACTGCTCTCCGGCATGGCCGCAGCAATCTTCCTCTCGGTCGGTACTTGAGGAGGAAACTACGTGAGGCACTCGGTTTTGATACGGTGGGTGGACAAGAAAAACCGAAAATTCTAAATGCCCTCAAGGTGCAGGCTTTGTGCGATGCTGAGGGCTCAACTACGCGCTATCTCCAAAAAAAGGTAGCTGCTGAAAAGCAAAAAATTCTCCAAATTGAAACTAAGGCGAAGATATACGCCAAGAAAGGTTCATTGTGAAACGTTCTAAATTTTCTCTCTCAAATTACAAGCTCTTGACCTGTGATATGGGTGAGCTTGTTCCTATTGGCTTGCAGGAGGTTCTCCCTGGGGATACCATTCAGCAATCCACCTCCATGCTGCTCCGTGTCTCGCCTCTCCTTGCTCCTGTCATGCATCCGGTTCATTGCCGTGTTCATCACTGGTTTGTTCCGCATCGCCTGGTCTGGGAGGATTGGGAGAAATTCATCACGGGCGGTCCTGATGGCATGGATGCTTCTGTCTTTCCTACTGTCACTATTGGCGGTGGCTCTGGCGCTGCTGTCGGCTCTCTTGCTGACTATCTTGGCGTTCCAACTGGAGTAAATAACATTGAGGTGTCTGCCCTCCCTTTCCGTGGTTACGCAAAAATCTGGAATGAGTGGTATCGCGATCAGGATTTGCAAACTGCATTGACTATTGACGAAACTTCTGGCCCGGATACGACTACGAACACGACGTTGCAAAACGTTGATTGGGAGAAGGATTACTTCACCTCTTCGCGTCCTTGGGCTCAAAAGGGTCCCGATATTTCTGTGCCTCTTGGTACCACGGCGCCCGTTGTGACTAACGGAGCTATTCCTAACTTCACAGGTGGCGGTCTTACTAACCAGAATTTGTTCTCTTTGAACGCGTCCAACGCTTTGGTTCGCAATGGTGGTAATGCAAGCTCTTCTGCTGGTCTTGTTTTTGGTAACTCGACTGGTCTCCAGACTGATCTGTCTACGGCCACTGCTGCTTCTATCAATGACCTAAGGGAAGCCTTCGCGCTGCAACGCTATGAAGAAAACCGTGCCCGGTATGGCTCTCGCTTTACTGAGTACCTTGCTTTCCTCGGTATTCGTTCGTCTGATACTCGTCTCCAGCGTCCCGAGTATTTGGGCGGTGGAAA